GATGGAATGATGAAGGTGTGGCTAAATTCTATGATGAGATTGTTCCAAAGAATGCGGATAAGGTTGTTAAGAAGTTAGATAAAAACGCAGTACAAAAAGATGGTCCTATTACACAAGGTCAACCTCATTACTTAGGTGGAGTGGTAAATTTAGGAAAAAGATTTAGCATAGAACTTACACCACAGCTAAAAGAAAAAGTAAAAAAAGGAATGGCGATGTTTAGTGCAACACCACTTGTTGTTGGTCAGGAGAACGAGTAATGGTTAAAATAATTAAACGATTAATTGAGCTTGGGGAAGAATCTGAAAAAAGAGTTTATGGTAAAGATATTCCAGACGATAGAGATATTGTTCAACAAGATGGTAAAGTAATTATACAAAAAACAAGTCGAGCAGAAGCTCAAGAAATGTCAGATGCTTTTAACAAAGTGTTTGCTGATGCCACAACTATTGATGGAAGAGAGGTGTTAGAATCTTTAGATAATATGGAGATACCCACTACTTACACTAAGGAATATTTGAATACAATCAAGGATGCAAATAAAAAATTATTTAATCATTTAAAACGAGGTAAGGTATCAACAGCCGATATGATTGCCTATGCAGAACAACTTGGTGAAAGAAATATTATAAAAAAATTAGTTATGATGAAACCAGGAGAAGTTACGAAAGCAGAAGATTTGTTTGCTGGTATGCTAGTAGTACACAAAAATTTAAGACGAATAGAAAAAAATTATAAAAAAATACGAGATGAAAATTTATCCGATGCAGAAATAAATAAATTAAATGATGAGATTGGGTTTCGCTCTTCCATAAATAAAAATATAGGATTACAAATTAAAGCTCAAAAATCAGAAGCTGGTCGTATTCTGAGAGATCCATTAGGAGGTAACACAGTAGAAAGCATTATATTTACTGAAACACCCTCTGCGGGAGCATCTATTCCTGTAATTAAAAGAGCTGCTAAGTCATATCTTGCTTTGCCTATAAATGATCGTAGTCAGTTTCTTGTTAAAGGCGGACCTTTCGCAAAAACAAACCAAGTGATTCAAGAAATATATATTAATGCTTTGCTATCCTCTCCTGTAACACAAATGGTTAATACTGCTGCTAACACCGCATTTCAATTTAAAACATTATTTGATACAGGCGTGGCGGGTACTGTAGGAACGATCAGAACAACAGCAAAAAAATTACTTGGTAATGATCCAGAGTTTGATGAGTATGATCGAGTGTTTGTAGGAGAAGCAGCAGCAGAATTTTTTGGTAGTATTATGGCTCAAAAAGATGCTCTGACCTTAATGAGCAAAACTTTTATAAAAGGTGAAGCTCCAGATCTTTTAACTAAAACAGAACTAGAAGAATTAAGAGCTATAGGAAAAGAGCGAAATCCTCTAGCTATTGCAAAACAAATGAGAGAAGATCCTGGGGGAGCTTTTCTAAGTACAATCGGTGCGATTAACGGAATACCAGGCAGATTATTAGCAACAGGAGATGAATATTTTAAAGTAGTTTCAAGACAAAGATTTATTTATAAAGAAGCATACAAAGAAGCCATGGAAAGTTATCAGGTTACAAGAAAGGCTGAAAATGGAACAAGTGAAGAAGCGATAAGATCTTTTATAGATACATTTACAGATAGAATGGACAATCCAACAGAAGCAACTATTGAAGGTGCAAAACAATCGGCAAAAAGAATGACGTTCCAACAAGAATTAGGAAACAGTATACCAGAAAGGGGTGTGAGAAAATTAATGGAAATTAGTCCATTGATGCGATACATAATCCCTTTTGTAAGAACGCCAACCAATGTTGTGAAAGAAGCTCTAGGTTCTACTATAATTGCTGCTGCTCATCCAAAATTTTATTCAAAATTAAAAAATGCAAGTGGTCGAGAATTTGATCAGTTAGTTGGTAAATTAGTTGTGGGTAATGGCATAGCAGCTACATTTATGGGTTATGCTTTAGGATGGTTTGGCGATGATGTCCGTATAACGGGTGCTGGTCCTAGTGCAAGAGGAGCTAGAAAATATTGGCAAGGTGCTGGAATACCGCAATACAGTATAGGTGTTCGTCAAGAAGATGGCAGTTATCAATGGACAAGTTACTCAAGGTTTGATCCAATATCAGGAATATTAGCGATGTCTGCTGATGCAGCTTATTACGTTCAAAATGAAAAAGACCCAAATTTAATTCAAGGTGTATTTAACGCTTTAACTGTAAGTATTTTTGATTATGCTGGACAATTACCTTTTTTACAAGGGGTGTCTGATCTTACTAAAGCATTTGGAGATATAAAAAGCGATCCGTTAAGAAGTTTAGAAACCATATCAAAGTTTGTAGGTCAAAAGGTTGGAAATGTTGCAACCACAGTTGGACGAACTGTTGGTCCTATAACAGGACCAATGCAAGATTATCTAGCTAAATATACAGAGGATGCTTATTTTCCTATACCCCCAAGTAGTTCATCTTTTACCGCAACGCTTGAAAGAGTACAAGATCCTCGTAAGAGTCAAGTATATCGTTTAGAAGATCTTGAAGAAATAAGACAATTACCATCTTATATGCGAGGATTCTATACTGCTTTACAACAAGCAAAATCCCGTAACCCTAGATTTAGTGATGATCTATTACCAGAGTTAAATTTTTGGGGAGAAGAATTGACACAAACTGAAGGTCGTTTTGATGAATACTTTAATCCTTTTAGAAGAACTACAAGCAGAGAAGAAACACAACTTGAAAAAGAATTAATAGATATTGCCAATACATCAGGTAGAGTTTTTTCAAATCATCCATTTATTTTTATGGCGGGTAAAGAACGAGTTGAACTGTCCGCTCCGTTATATAATACTTATATTAAGAATGTTAATTCTATTGATAACAGAGGTAGAGTATTTGGAGATGATGGATATAACTATAATCAATCATTAATTCCAACATTAGAAAATATTATAAACGGAGAAGGTTCGATTGGTCGTTCCTATGTAGAACTTAAAGACCCAAGCCAAAAGTTTGACATACTCAATGCAGTTTTATCAACTAAAAGAAAACAAGCAAGAGATAAATTATATGAAGGCACAGACATAGAAACACAAAAACTTAATTTCTTTTTAGGCAATGAATAATGTTTGAAATTAATCGATATATATTGTATAAAAGGTAGAGGTAAGGTTTATGGCTACATTTGATATTAACGATACTAATAGGCGGATTCAATATACGACTAACGGATCGCAAACATCTTTTGCCTTTTCGTTTCAAATCAATGCTGATACTGAACTTAAAGTTATTCTTGGTGAAACGACTCAATCCTTATCAACTCATTATACTGTAACCATTGCAACCGATGGAACAGGCACAGTTAATTACTCCTCTGCACCCACTTCAGGACAGAAACTAACCATCCTCGCCAACAAACCTTTATCGAGAGAATCGGCATATTCGACAGGAGCATCTTTTACTGCTGCATCGTTAGAAACAGATTTTGATAATACGATCATGGTGTTACAACAGTTTGAAGAAAAAATAGATCGTACCTTACAATTACCAGAATTTGTTACAGGATCGACACCACCGAGTCTGATTGTTCCGTATAATGATACAACATCTAATAATGCAAATAAAGTAATTGGCTATGATACTGATGGTACTGCGTTAACTCTTTTGAAAAGAGGTATTGATACTGTTACAGTAAACACATCAACTGTTTCAGCGGGTGGTTCTGCAACGGGATCTGCTACATTATCTGGAGATGATTTAACATTTGCACTTGGCATACCTACTGGAGCTACGGGTGCAACAGGTGCTTTAGGTGCTAATTCTCAGTTGTCGATGACATTTAATAATTCAACGACTGACGCTGATCCAGGAGCGGGTAAGATTGCATTTAACAATGGAACGCTTTCAAGTGTATCAGTTTTATTTATAGATGATGCAGATGATGCGGGTGCAGATATTTCAACTTTTGTGCAATCATTTGATGATGTAAGTAATGCAGTAGCTAGAGGTATTATTACTATAACTAAAGAATCAACACCATCAACGTATGCTACATACAAAGTAACTGGAGCTATAACCGATGCCTCGGGATATACTAAAGTCGCAGTAACGCATCTTACAAGTTCTGGGTCATTTTCTAATTCAGATGGAGTGAGTGTACATTTTTCCTATTCAGGTGCGGATGGTTCTGGAAGTATGAATAGTTTTACTCTTGCGGGAAGCTCTGGATCAAATCAAACGATATCGGATGGTAACACACTTACAATAGCTGCTGGTGAAGGAATAACAACCACGGGTGGAGCAACCGATACTGTTACCATAGCTGGAGAAGATGCTACCTCTAGTAATAAAGGTATTGCAAGTTTTAACTCTAGTCATTTTGATGTCAGTAGTGGTGCTGTAACTATTAAAGATAATGCAATTACTTTAGCAAAAATGGCTTCTGGAACAGATGGTAATATTATTTCATTTGATACCTCTGGAAACCCTGTTGCAGTTGCTACAGGCAGTTCTGGTCAAGTATTAACAAGTGCAGGCGCAGGTGCAGTACCTAGTTTTCAAACTCCTGCTGGTGGTGGAAAAATATTACAAGTCGTTACTGGTTTTAGTTCAGCGAAGCAGACAACTACTTCAAGTACAGATGTTGCTATAAGTGGATTGTCGGCATCATTAACACCAGCATCAACAAGCAGTAAAATTCTTATTATGGCTGATATTGGGTCTGCATCAACAAGTTTAGAAAATCGTCAACAATTCTTTTCGTTTTATAGAGATATTGGTGGTGGTGGATATAGTGCTATTGGGATAGGTACAGATAGTGGAGACAGCAACAATCAACAGTTTGGCTTTGGATTTAGTTTTGGAACTATTACAAGTCCACAAGATAATTATCACCCAGTATCTGGGCATTTTTTAGACTCTCCAAATACAACATCTGCTGTAACATATAAAGTATATCATAGAGTATATCAACATCCAGATTTATCGGGTTCGCCAGTAGGGTCAGTTAATGGCAGAGCATCAAGTTCTGGATTTAGTGCTTCTTCTAGTATTACAATAATGGAGATAGGAGCATGAGACACGAAGCAATTAGAGCGTTATACGATACTGTTGTTACTATTATTGGTGAAGATGCATTAGATAAAGATGGAAATAAAGTTACTTTAGACGAGTCAGCAATTACTGCAAAGATTGCAGAATTACAAACTGCTTATAACAACTTAGAATATCAAAGAAAAAGAGCATTTGAATACCCATCTATCGTAGACCAACTAGATGACATTTATCACAACGGAATAGATGGTTGGAAAGCTACTATAAAAACAGTTAAAGATAAATATCCTAAGAGTTAAAGGAAAGGAGGAGCTATGCCAGGACATTATGGAAAAAAAAAGAAAATGATGGATAAGAAAAAGAAAAAAAAATAATGCGACACAAAAGAACATTGATGCGAAAGTTTGATCCTGTGCCTAAAACTAAGGGCGGTGTACCAAAGAAGTATGTATCGGGAGCTAAGAACCCAAAGGCAAGGGAAGCAGAAATAAAAAGAACTGCCAAACTTTATAGGCAAGGTAAACTGACACCAGCAATGATGGATAAAATATCGAAACAAAGGAGTAAAGGATAATGCCATTTAGTAAATACAGTCCAAAACAAAAGAAGTTAGCGAGGGTTGCAAAACCTAGAAACAAAATAACGGGAGCAGATTTTAGAAAGCTACAAAAGAAAAATAAATGAGTAAATATTCTAGCATACCAGGAGCTTCAAGGTTTGGTAAATCAACACTTGACAAGGTATATAGACGCGGACTTGGAGCTTATTATAGTAGCGGGAGCAGACCAAAAACTTCAGCTCATGCCTGGGCAATGGGGCGGGTAAAATCTTTTGTATCTGGCAAAGGTGGAGCTAGAAAAGCGGACAAAGATTTGTTAAGAAAAAAATAGTATAAACGATAGAAGATAGGATTATGGTAACTAAAGCAGATAAGAATGAAATGAGAATATCTAAGCATGAAGAGGTATGTTTGGAACGCTACAATAATATTCATGAAAATATTTCAGATCTTAAATCTAGAATCAAAAGATTAGAAACAGTTATCATGGGTAACACCATTGCAGTTATTGTTGCTTTAATATCTATCTTTATAAAGGGATGAAATGCTTGATCCGTTCACAGCATTTGCAGCAGTTAAGAGTGGTATTAATTTAATTGAACAAGGAATAAAATCTGGAAAACAACTTCATGATATGGCAAGTGCAGTAAGTAAATGGGCAAACGCTGAATCATCATTAGATATTCATGCAAGTAATAGAGGTAAGGGAGGAATGTTATCAAAGCTCGGTTTGTCCTCCATCGAAGAGGATGCTCTTGCTGCTCATTTAAGAAAAAGAGAACTAAATCAAAAAAGAAAAGAACTTAGAGAATTGTTTTTATTGTATTGCGACAATGGTTTGGCGGAATGGGAAGCTCTTCAAGCTGAGATAGCAAGGTTGCGGGCGAAAAAAAAAGAACAGTTGCGAATACAAATAAAAGAAAAAAAACAGATACGACAAGCTATTGCAATAGGTGTTCTTGTAATAATGATTGTAGTTTTAGGATTAATGTATGGTAGATTGTTTAAATGGTTTTAACTAAGGAGGTAAAATGTTACAAGCACTTATAGGTCCTGTTGCTGGATTGCTAGATAAATTCATCGAGGACAAAGATCAAAAGAATAAGTTGGCTCATGAAATTGCAACGATGGCTGACAAACATTCACATGAACTTGCTAAAGCTCAAATTGAAGTTAATAAAACAGAAGCTCAATCTCGAAGCTGGTGGATTGCTGGATGGCGACCCGCTACTGGCTGGATCTGTGCCTTGGCAATGGGATATCATTTTATTATCCAACCTTTTTTAATATTTTTTTTGGCATTGTTTGGTATGAAAATGGATCTACCAAGTTTTGATATGGATACTTTAATGACAGTCTTGTTAGGGATGCTTGGATTAGGAACGCTCAGGACTGTGGAAAAATCAAAAAAACTCACTAAATAGGAGGACGTATGTTTAGTTTTTTAAAAAGACTTTTTGTCAAACCCAAACCAGAAATAAAGATAACTCATTTACAAACTATGACTAAATCAGAACTTGAGCATTTTGGAAGAAAGCATGGTATAGAGCTGGATAGAAGATTTGCAAAAAGAGATTTAGTACATACTTTATATAATCATTTAAGGAAAAAATAATGTACGATATTTTAAAAGAAAGAATTAAAACCCATGAAGGGTTTAGGGATTTTTGTTATTTAGATTCGTTAGGAAAAAAAACAGTAGGCTGGGGACACTTATGTAGAGATGATGAAGAATGGGATATAAAAAAAACATACGAGATAGATTTTCTTGAAGAGGTTTTTGAGAAGGATTTTAAAAATGCTCTTGGTGGTGCAGAGAGTTTGATTGGTAATGTTAAGATACACCCTCAAGCAAAAGAGATCATTATTGAGATGGTGTTTCAACTAGGCAAAACAGGCGTGAGTAAATTTAAAAAAATGTTAAAAGCTCTCAAGAAAAAAGATTACAAAGAAGCTGCTAACCAAATGCTTGATTCTAAATGGCATACGCAAACCCCTGAAAGAGCTGAAGGATTAGCATCGTTAATGAGAACTTTGCATGGTTAGTACAACAGTCTAATAGATCTTCCCTTTCCTTTTACTCGTTCAATTTTTTTTAGTTGCTCTAATCTTTTCAAAGAATCCTGTACTGCTGATAAAGTTTTGTGATTCAGATATTCTTTGATCTCAACTTGCGAAGGTGCGAATCTCTCCCTGTCAATATAGTCTTTAATGAAGAGAAAAACTTTTTGGCTTAGTGGTGTTAGCTTAGTCATGTTCAAACCTGTCTACTTTCTTTTGTATATCTTGATAGATCTCAGGTTCGGCTTTAGACAATTCATCTAAAACTTTTTTATTAACAGTATATGCCTTTTTAATTTTTTTAAGTTTATCTATTTTAGTTGTATCAGGATCAGTCATAATCTGTAATATAAGATAATTAAAAGTTTCACCTAATGATTCTAAGGTATTATGTGCCTTTTCTTGATTACCAGGAAGCATTAGCTTGTAGGTGGCTTTATTAGACTCGTCTATTCGTTTTAATACATCTTGAGTAGTAGGAGTCATCTT